CTTATTCTTCTCCTGAAGATGCGGGGTATGATGTATCTACTAATCCTGTTATTGTAGATACAAGAACAGAAACACAATGGAGTTTATCTTCATATACAATAACCACAAAGCACAACGCTACAAATCCAACAGGCGCAGGTATAATTAACAGACACCTTCCTTCAGAACAATCAATAAACGATATTTTAGAAAATCCTGTAAATACAAAATCATATCAATTAAAATTACCTGTTGGGCAAACATTAACTTTAGACCCACTATATGATTACTTTGTAGTAATATATTCTACTGAAGCATTTACTTCAGGTCATTTTGAAACACATAGAAATAAAACTCATGTTGCTAAAATTACAGAACAAATACAATTTGATACAACAAATGATGCTTTTGAATTTAGCCCTAAGACTAAAATAGATAATGTAAAAGGAATTAAATATGCTATTTATAAAGGACCTCTAAAAACAGAAACAGAAACAGTAGCGGTAAGTTTTGGAGTCTTAGGTAATTCAGATGTAGGAAGATATTTTAGTAGAACAACTGTTAGTAGTCCTATATTTTATTTTTATAATGATAGACTTAATATTAAAAATCAATTAGATTATTCTACTAAATATAGAATAATGAAATTAAATAGTCAAGAAAGTGATATTATAACCCACTTTGTTACAGAATCTAATAGTAGTCAAAGGGTGGTAGATAAATCGCCATTTACTTATCAAGTTGATTTAGTTGATAATCTTAAAATTAGAGATAGGATTAATTCATCTAATCAAACTGTCGCATCTGATTCAGGGGGTGTGGGTAATCATGTTGTATTTGAACCCAATTTAGCATCTTGGGATAACTGTTTTGTGAATATTAATAGAGGTATATTAGACCAAACAGGTGCATATAGAGGACCTAAAAGATATATTACATATAATGACTCATTAGAAATTTCTAATTTTATGCCTATTATTGTTGATTTAGATATTAGTAAAACTATTAATAAGGTAGGTTCTTTCGGTCAAGTCAAATTAGTAGATACAAGTAAAATTATTGATGAAAAAATTAATCTATATGATGACTTAAAAATAAGGCAGTTAATGTTTGAAGACAATTTAACTAATTCTCATACTGCACAATTAGAGGGATTAGCATCTATAACAGCAGGAACATCATCTATCGTGGTTACTAATATACAATCACCCGATATGTTTGCTAATGTAGATGGTTCAGAAATTATTGAAAACGCAAGTGGTAATACAGCAATTATTAGAATACAAAATTATTTCTTTATATTAGATACAGACCCACTTGAAACTCCTACATTAGATTCAACTAATAACTATTATCAAGGAACATTACCGATAGCATATTGGAGAAAAGCAACGGATAAATTTTGGCAAAGTAGTAATTTTCCAATTACAATATCTAACGAAAATTATTTTAGGAAAGAATGGAGTACAGAATTATCTAATTTTAAATATGATTCTAATATTGATGGTAGTCTATATAATAGGCTACAACTTCAATTAAAGGGTGGACAATTAACAGGAACAAGAATTAATATTAGTTCTGTTAATGAATTACACAAATATATGTCTTTAAGTAATATACCTTCATTTACATATCACGGAAGTAGTACCATTAACATTTTAGATTATTTTACAGGTACGGCAATATTTGATAAAATTTTATTTGATGGTTCTGTGGAATACATAGAAGATGAATTGAATTCTTCAGGACAATTAATTTACAATATTAAGGGAAGAGATGATATACATAAATTATTAGGACCTGTAATCAACAAATCATATCTTCATGCAAGTGATTACATCTATTCAACAGAACATCCTATACAAGACATTAGGGAAACAAATGTTGGTCTTGTATCTAATACATCATTTAGTTTATCGGGTATATTTCCAGGCGATACAGGGGCAACACAATATTTAGGAGGCGACCATGCAACATGGACTTATGGTACTAAACTATATACATCAGATGGTAGATTTATTGCTGCGGTAAAGGAAGTTAATGTTAATGCTATTACATTTATAGAACCTGCAAGATGTTATTATCCTAAATCTTCTCTCATTCATGTTGCTACATCAGATTATATTATATCAGGAACAGGTATAGAAACAAATAAAGATGCAACAAAATATGCTAATAATATTAAAAATGCTGCTGATAAAGGATTATATTTTACTGCTGGAAAAACTCACCCTTTATATGGTAATGAAACAACGCTTGTAGAAAAAGCAGGTACAACAGGTAGTCTGTCTTTAGGGTATGATATTAATAGTCCTACTAATGTAAATAATGATAATGAGTTTTTATTTAGACTTTCAACTGAAGGGGCTACTAATACTTATCATAGTATAAATACAATATCTTCTTTGACTAATTATGATATTGTATCTGTAACAGGTGAAGAGAATCAAGAAAAGATAATTACCATATCTCCTGTTTCTCCATTTGTTTTAGGAAGAGTAGATACTAATACATCTGATAGTAGATATACTAATAGTGCAGGTTTATATTTAATTAATACACAAAGTCTAACAAATGGTGGATTAATAAATCTCGTACATAATAAAACACATACATCTGCTAATAGTAGGAAGGCTATTGCTATTAATAGAAATGAAAATAATATATTTGGAAATCCTTTTTTTAAATATATTGATTTACATAATAGTACAAATTTATACAAAATTGATTATATTTATAATTATACTGGTTCATCTTTACCGACACAAACACACAATAATAATCAATATTCAAGAATTAAACCTAACTATATTAAATATTCTACAAGTTATAAATTTAAAGAAGCGTTGTCTATTACTAATTCCAGCGATGTAGTAACAAGTAGTAGTCCTACTATATACACACCTCTATCAGAATTTAATAATATATTAAATAATACTTTAAAGTCTTCTTTAAGTGATGGAACAGAAACTATGTTAATTAAACCTCCTGAATCAAGAGGTCATAAAACATTCTTAGGAAGTCTTTGTGCTGATTTTACATATTATAATAATACTATACCAAACACAATGCCGTTCTTATCAGGGCAAATATATTCAAATAACGAAGTAGTACCCTTAGTAGATTATAGTCGCTTTATGCTTAACGCTGGTTATTTCTTTTATAAGACTGAACACAATCCAACTTTGTGGTCTAATATAAGTGATGTAAAGTTTAATTTTGAAATAACCGACCCTAAAGGTTTATTTTATCATATATTTGCACCTTGCGATATATACAACGATAGTATAAATAATGAAAATCACATAGGTTATAGTGGACATAATTATAACTTTAGCGACTTTGGATTAACTCTTATATCTAAAGGAAGTAATATAGCATCAAATGTTTCTCATTCAGAATATCATGGTAAAGGGTTATCAAATGAAAAGACATCCAATGATTACTCATATTCGCCTATTATAAATTCGAGTATAACACCACAAAATATTAAAAGAGCAAGTTTAGGAAGATTAGTAGAAATTGGATTTGATATGGCTTTTAATATTATTGACATGGAAAATATTGAAACTAACGGGTATGAATATACTCTTAACGACATGGATGATGATTATCAAATGGTAAGACTTGCACATAAATCTCCTTTAAAGATTAGCGAAGCAGTTTCAGTTAATGATACAAATATTTATGTTTCAACAGGTAATTGGTTTCAAGATTTTAATGATGGACAACAAGTAGATTTAGACCACGGTTATGATGTATTGTTTAAAAATACAGGAGAAATGTTAGGTATTGTTCATTCATCAGTAAGTGGAAAAATTAGTAGCGGAGATAAGGTAGGCGCAATAACTACTAATGTATCTGATGCTACTGACGGTACTTATATGAATGTAGCAGCATCATCAACATCTGGTATAGGAACAGGATTAGTAATGCATGTTGTTGTATCGGGTGGTGCTGTTACAGAAATATATACTATAAATGATGTTAATCGTGGACAAGATTATGAAATAGGAGATACAGTTACATTTAATGCGGCTGGTATTGGTAGCCCCTCAACTAATTTAATTTTAACATTAAGAGAGGGAGATACAAGAAATAGGGTAAGACTAATAGGTTATTCTGATTTAAATACAAGTTCCAAAACAGCAAATGGTTTAAGACATATATTACAAGGTAATTTTTATGTATCATCAACGACAGGTACAAATACTTGTAATAGTTTAAGATTCCCTTCTAATGGAAATGCTGATGGTGCTTGTGTATCAATGGCAGTAGATGAAGATATATATGTAATGAGAGTACAATTAAAAGATGCTTCAGGTACAAGAGAAAAGGATAGAGGTGGTAGAACAAGTTTTACTCCTTTTAATCATATATTTAATTATGGAAGTTTTGGAAATAATTGGAGACCTAATATTAGCGGATTACTTGCTTCAGATGTAGGGCTACAAAGAGATAATAGATATAGTCAATTACATTTTAATTCGGGCTACTTAAGATTTTCTTTGTTCCCAGATGAAAATACTACTCTTGGTGCAACTACTTATTTTTCGGAAAAAGGAAGACATTGGGGCGATAGTGTAGAAATGTTCTATATTTTTACTTTAAATGAGCAAGATTGGCATAGTAATACTTTTGATGGATATAGTTTTACTTTTGATGGAAACGACCACGAAAATCCTAAATTATATTTACCCTTTGTATTTGCAGGACATTATTTATGGTCTGATAATACAAATGCTGATTTAGGATTAATAGCGAGAGGGGCTGCTGGCGCAAGAAGATTACACCCATTTGCAGATACATATAGATATAGAGAAGTTGGTGGAACGGGTGGTTCTTCTGATTTTAATAGAGGACATTCTTCTTTTGTAGGAGGTACTTTTTCAGCACTTTCTACAACAGATTCTTCTTTTACTAATGGAGATACTTCTCTTCCTGTTACTTCTACTGTTGATTTTACAGTAGGTGATAGATTATATTATTATGAAAATAATCAAAGTAAAAGACCAAGATTTATAGGTATTGTTACTTCTATTAATGCAGGAGTTTCTGTAAATATTAGAATAGCATATACAGGAAAACTTTTAGATTCTGGTACTACAATTTATAGACATAATCAACATCGAAAAACATATTATCACCCTTCAAGACTTATGCAAGTATTTGAAGATGGAGAAGGTACTAAGTACGGTATTAAAACTTATACAAGTTCGGGATATAATTTAAATCACGGTGGTTTATATTCTTCAGGATATTTTAGTCTATTACATAACAAACCAATTCAAGGTTCTTTTAGAAAAAATCAATTAACAGCAGGTGCATCATTTAGTATATCAACAAAGATTGCTGGATTATCTGATGATGATGCTTCTTGGCAATTCCCACATAACGCATCAGATTTTTCTGTTTTAAATGGTGGAACTGTATATCAATCCGATTTATTTACCGAACATTATAATGACGCAAATGGCGACCAACAAGATGCAGTATTTTCATGGCACTTCCCTATTATACAAAATTGTAGTAGATTTTGGGCACCGCATAAATATAGTACAGAATTTACACAAAATAGCAGTTCTTCATATGGCGTAGAAGATAACATTTTGGCAGGATTATTTGCCTTTAAACCTCATCTATTATTGCATAGTGCTGAAGTAGGTATAATAGTTTCAAGTCCAGATGCTGATTTTTCTACCGATGATAGATTTAAACTTATGGATAATGGAGATATAAGAAAAATTACAATTGATTTTAGTTCAGGAATATTTAAAAATAATTGGCTACAATTTTCACCCAATTTAACAGGGTTATATTTAGTTAGTAATATCAGTAGTATTGGTGAAGAAACTCTTTTACCTACACAAAGAACTGCACCATCAGTTGTACAACCAAAAATATCAGGAACATATAATGCATCTACATATGAATGGACTCCTATGTTAAGCACTAATTTTTATAAAAGTACTCATGTACAACCTAAGCATATACATCAGATATTAAAACATGAAATAACCTTTGAAGCAGGTGGAGAACAAATACATAATATATGGATTGATAATGCTGAGTTTGTGGATGAAACTATGCAAGGTTATAGAGTTATGAAATTATCAGATAATTGTACATTTGATTTTAGTCCTAAAGATATATTTTTAAATTCTTTATCTACAAGATATTCAAAACATCCTACTAAAAATGAAACATTAGAAAATATCCCTAAAATAAATGTTAGTGGTAAAAAAGAAGTTACTTTTAAAATAGATAATAGTGGGGCAACTGCTAATATGGAAGCATTAGAAGGTAATGATGTTGTAGAAAATCAAGGTTTATCAGGTGCTTCAGATGGTATATTATCTATGTATGTTTTATTAGACCCTGAACCTATATCTTCAGATTATCCATTACTAAGAAATAAAACAACTATATTAGAAAAATTCCCGATAGGTAGTTATAACTTAATGATAAATGATGGTATAAATAAATATCAAACTTTAATGAGTGTAACTGATGAAATCATAGATGATGAAATATTTAATAACCAAGTTAAATTAACTTTTACAGAAATGCAAAAAACAAAAGGGTTGGTATCAATGGGTGAAACATTTGATATTACCGTACCTGCATTTGTTAATACACAAAATATAGAATCTGCTAAAATAGGTGCTACCTTTAACATAGGGCAAGAAGTAGAAAATATCATTAATGATTTATTTGAAATGAATGATATTACTTATACAAAGAAACAAATTACTGAAAAGTATTTTGCTTCACCTACATTTAATGGACCAGATTTATATAATGCTTTAGTTTATATTTCAAGATATAAAAACTTAGAACCAATAGTTATTAATAAAAATATTAAAATTAGGAAAATAAATGATGAAGATAATATAGTAGATGTAACTTTAACAGAAGGAGAATCTCAAATAACTTCAACATCAAGAAATAAAACAATGTTTGACTTATATAATAATATCATAGTTTATGGAAATGGTGTTAAGGGTTTAAAGAAAGATAATAGAAGTATTAAAGAGGTAGGTATTAAAACTCTTGAAGAAACTGATTTAACTTTAACAACACAAAAACAAGTAGATGAAAGAGCATTAGATTTATTAAGACTTCATAATAATGATAATAATCAAATTAATATTACAATAGGTGATGAAGGTACAGAACATTTAGAAGTAGGAGATATAATTAAGTTAGATTATCCAAGTCTAAATATTAGAGTAGGAAGGTATATGATTTTAGCAATTAACCATAGGATAGGTAAATTACCTGTATATTCATTAGGTTACTATAATAAAAACTTATTTTATAGAATTGCTGAAGTTATTGCTTCAGGTAAAAAAGTTTCTTCAGAAATTAGAGGAACAGAATTTGTAGAGTCGGCTGAAATATTTGATAGTATTATAGGCGTTAAGATTAAAGAATTAGAAATACAAATAGATGAAGTAGGACTTGCCCCTGAGCAAACTCTTGGGTTTAACACTACATTAGGTTTTAATACTCCATTAGGGTTTATTGGAAGTGCAGGTAGCATTACTAATCTGATGAGGGAGGATTTGGCATGACGATTACAGACGGTGGAAAAGAATTATTAGCACAAGCAATTAGAGGAGATAAAACAGGTGGCTTTAACGCATTTAGTAAAATAGATATTGGTGAAGCAGGAGGTAGTACTGACCCAACATTAAATACTCTTGATGCTTCTATAACTAACAATAATCCATTTGCATTAAATTCAGTTACAAGGTCGTTATCAAATCAAGTAGAGTTTTATTCAAGAATTTCAGGTTCTTCATATACAGGATATGTGATTAGAGAAGTAGGGATATTTGATTCAGCAGGTACAACAATGCTATTAAGAATACCAATAGACCCTATTGGACCACTTGAATCAACAAAAAATTATGACATAAGAATTATTATAGAGGTAGAGTAAAATGGTAGATTATACAAATAGAGATTATATTACATCGTTAAGTGCAACAGATACAACAGATGGAGTAAAAGATGGAACAGACCATATTCATAGTGGTCTTATTAAAGTACTTGCTCAAGCATCAAGAGGTAATTATGTAGTTAGTTATGGTAGTAGTAGTTTTCAACAAGTTACAGGAGTAACAAGAACAAAATTTCAATTTAGTGGTGCAATTCAATATAAAAGAGATGGAAGGATTTATTCGGGTACACCAACCGCAGTTGAATTATCATCAGATGCTGATAGTGCAAATGATAGATATGATATTATTGTAATTGCAGGTTCAGCATTAGCAGTTAGACAAGGAACAGCAGGTACAACACCAAGAGTACCTGATAGTTTATCTACGGGTGATATACCTGTTGCTATGGTAAAAGTAGTAGGTGGAACAGACCCAAATGTAATTACAAGACCTGTTCAATTATATGGATATGATAAGACAGTATTTTCTGAAAGTATTGATAAAATATACAATACGGCAGGTGCTGAAGTAATAGGTATTAGCGGAACAGATATTTCTTTCTATGG